CGCTGAAGGCGGTAGGCACGCTCCTGACGAGTAGCGGGCCGGTATGCATCCGCGACAACAATCAGGGGAACACTGCGGTTATCGTGGACGGCCCCTACGGTTACTACTACACCATCTCGACGCAGAAATTAGCACAGATCACCGATCCCAGCTTCCTCGGAGCCGATACGGTTGCCTATATCGACGGCTGGTGGATCTTCAACAAGCCCGGTACGCAGGAGTTCTACTCCAATGCGGAAGAGTATGGCCTGACCTTCAGCGCGCTCTTTTTCGCATTGAAGGATGCCGCGAGCGACAATCTTGTGGCCGTGATGGAGAACAAGGAACTGCTCTGGCTGATTGGCGACAAGACCACGGAGATCTGGTACAACGCGGGCGGCGCGCCGGGTGGGGTGGGCGCCACGTTCGCGTTTCAGCGCATTGTTGGCACGCTCATTCAGGCGGGCTGCAAGGCAAAGCACTCGGTCTCGCGCTTCGGCACGCAGGGGCAGGAAGGCCTGATGTGGTTCGGACGGTCCGAGCGCGGCGAGAATGTCATCATCCTGACGCAGGGATTCCAGGACACAGTGGTCTCGACGCCATCGTTTGGCAAAGAGGTGGCGACCTATCCGGTCACCGACGACGCCATCGCTTACACCTATCAGGAAGACACGCACGAGTTCTATGTGCTGACCTTTCCAACCGCAGATGTCACGTGGGTATATGACGGGCAATCGGATCTCCTGCACAAGCGCGCGTCCTACGATCCCTATGCCAAGACATTTCATCGCGAGCGCTCGAACTGTTACATGAACTTCGCTGGGATGCGGATTACCGGCGACTATGAGAACGGCGCCATTTACTGGCTCACGCGTGACTCCTATACCGACGCAGGGTGGCCGCTGCTTGCCAAGCGCCGCGCGCCTCACGTGTGGGATAAGGGACAGCGCGGTCGCGTTTTCATGCAGAGCCTGCAGCTCGACTTCAATGTCGGACAGGCGCCGGCGAGTGGCATGGGCTCGAACCCGCAGTGCAAGTTGCATCTCTCGCGCGACGGCGGCCATACATTCGGCGATCCGCTCTATGCGCCGATGGGTCAGATTGGTCAATACCGCACGCGCACGATGTGGCGAAAGCTCGGGTGGGGCCGGGATAATGTGGTGGATATCGAGGTCATCGACCCAGTGAACCGCGATCTGGTCGGGGCCACTCTCAAGGCGTTCAGCGCAGCATGAGCGGCCTTCCCGACCTGATTCCTCAGCAGAGCGTACCGCTCATTGCGAACCCGGGAAACAAGCCCCAGTACATGGATATCAACTGGTATCTGTGGGCATACAACATTTCGAAGGCGGTTCTCGGGACCGGGCAATCGGGCGGCGGAACGCCAGCATCCCCTTACGATTCTCTCGACGCAAACAATCTGTTCGCGCAGACGGCAGACATTTCGCAGGCCTTTCGCAAGATCGAGAACCTGAGCGCGCTGCTAGCCAATACGCCACTTCAGGATCCTGTTCCGGCCGCGCAGCCTGTGCAGTCTGTCACGCCCGGGGCATCGCCTTTCACCTATACCGCGCTCGCGAATGGCGTGCTATCGGTCACGGGCGGCACTGTTTCGGCGGTAACGATCATCCGGCAGGGCGTTTCGGTTGCCACCGGCATTACTTCCGGCAGCACCACCGCGATCTCGACTTTCACCGATGAGAAGGGTTCTGGCGGCCAACCGGGCTTCGTGGCGGGCGTCGATTTCACGGATGGCGTATCGACATCTCTGACACTGTCACAGTCCTACGGCAGCGCGGCCGATCTCTGGGTAGCATTCGATGCCGGAGAGCAGGGCGCAAACACCTACACCCTCAGTGGCACAACGCTGACATTCAACGCGCCGATTCCTGTTGGCACCATGAATGTCTTCGTGAAAGGCGCGAGCGGCGCGGTGGCCGGATCAACCAGCGGCGGGCTGGTCCCGCTGCGCCGCCTGGATCAGGTCCAGATCACTTATTCGAGCGCGCCGACAGTCGCGTTCCTTCCTTCGTGAGGAATTGCGATGACCACAATTACACCCGCCTTGCTGCTTTTGACCGTGGAACTTGGCGCGGCAGATGCGAACGTGTATTCTCCGGGTACGAACACGTCTGGGCAAATCGGACGTGCGGTGTTCTGCAACACCGCAGCGAGTGCAATCACTATTACTGCCGGCATCACTTCCGGCGGAGCACTCGGAGTTCTGACCATGATCAATGCGCGCACTCTTGCCCCGGGCGAAACCTACGTTTCGCCAGAACTCGCGGGCCTCGTTATTCCCACCGGTTATCAGCTTCATGCTTTCGCCAGCGTCGCAGGCTCCGTTACGCTCACCGTTTCCGGCGTGGTGATTCAATGAATGCCGTAGCGAAAAGTGTCGATCGCGAGGCTGTTGAGCGGCTTGAACGCGAAATCCAGAAACTGCCGCAGGTCGATTGTTCTGTGCGCCATTATTTCGCTCCCGGCATGGCCGCACGCGAGATGACCATCCCGGCGGGCGTGGTGATCACTGGCGCCGTGCACCGCCATGAGCATCTATGTACGGTCTCGAAGGGCCGCATTGTTGTCTCGACCGATGATGGCATGCGCGAGCTTGCCGCGCCTTGTACGATCGTCTCCAAGGCTGGCGCCAAGCGCGTTGGCTATGCGATCGAGGAAACGGTCTGGACCACCTATCACGTCACGAATGTCACGGATATTGACCAACTCATCGAAGAAATCACCGAGTCGACCAGCGCAGAACTGATCGGCGGAGCACAGAACGTCCAGATGCTCGCGCAGCTTGCGCGCGACGACTATCAGCGTTTCCTGACCGAATATGGCCTGACGGAAGGATTCGTCATGCGGCTTGTGGAAAACGAAGCCGATCGGGCGCCGTTCCCGGAATGGGTTGAGGCGGTAGAAGTCCGCGATTCGGCAATCGCTGGCCTCGGCATGTTTGCGCGCAAGACGATCGATCAATCCGATGACTTTGCGCCGGTCAGGATCGATGGAAAGCGCACGCCGGCCGCACGCTTCATTAATCATTCATGCCGTCCCAATGTTGAATTTGTGCTCCGCGACAATGACGACCTGGATGCGCGCGCGCTACGCGTGATCCGCTGCGGCGAAGAACTGACCGTGGATTATCGACAGGCCATGAGCGTGAATGGCGCGGGATTCAAACCGGTCAAGGAGGCATCATGAGCGCAGGTCTTTCCGCAGGAGCCATCATTGGGATTGCCGGGGCCGCAGCCTCGGTCGGCAGTTCGCTGATCAGCTCGAACGCCGCGACGAGCGCAGCCAATACTCAGGCTGGAGCGCAGGAAGAAGCTGCCCAGATCCAGCAAAACGAGTTCAATACCATCACGCAGCAGGAACAACCGTTCATGACGGCTGGCGTGAATGCGACTGGCGCGTTATCTGACTTGCTTGGCTTGACGCCCGGGCCCGGCGTGAATGGCTTGCCGAGCGGCTATCTGAACCAGACACTCGGGCCGTTTTCGTTCAATCCATCAAGCATTACTAGCTCGCCGGGCTATCAGTTCTCGCAGAGCCAGGGTCTGCAGCAGACGCAGAATGCAATCGCGCCGAATGTTGGTGCGTTGTCCGGTCCTGCGCTGCAGGCGCTGACGAACTATGCCACCGGCAATGCCGAGCAGTACTACAACAACTACTTCAATCAGGCGCAGAGCCAATACAGCACCAACCTCAACTCGCTCGAATCGCAGCAGCAGGGTATTTTTGGGCGCCTCTCCGCAATCGCCGGTCTCGGCCAGAACGCAGCGAGCAACACTGGCTCTGCGGGTGCAACACTCGGCACGGGCACTGCGCAGGCGATTGCCGGTGCGGGCGCGTCGCAGGCGGCCGGTACGATCGGCTCCGCGAACGCCCTGAGCGGTGGCATTAGCGGCGTGGGCAATTCGATCGCGCTCAGCAGCATCCTGAACGCCAACTCGGCTTCCAGCGGGCTTGCCAGCGGAAGTGAATTCAACGGTACTGCCCCGGGCACGAATGGGCTGCTTGCGGCGGGGAGCTAGAAATGCCGGACTTCGGAAATCCCGTTGCGGACCAGATCACTCCGCCCAATCCCAACCAGACCATCCAGAGTCTGTCGGGCATTCTCGGCATAGCCAATGCGCAGCAGCAGTTGCAGCTTGGACAGCAGCAGTTGCAGGTTGGCGCCGGCACCGCGCAAAGCGCACAGCAGCAGCTCGACGAGCGGCAGCTTTATCAGAGCGCGCTATCGTCCGGTAAAGACCCGGATGGAAACCCGATCAAGAATCCTGATGGCACGCTGAACTATCCGGCGGTGAGCAAGTTCGCCAACAAATATTTGCCGATCACCGGGCAGGCTGTGCAGCAAGGCATCATCCAGACGCTGGATAACGCCAACAACTATCATTCAGACGCATTGAAGCTCACGAACGATCAGCGCGCGGCAGTGAGCGGCGTGCTGGCGTCCGGTATTGGCGAGCCGGACACATCAGGCGTAATGTCGCGCCTTGATACGCTCGCGCAACAGAATCCCGATCTGGCGCCCTTCGTCAACAGCACGAAGCAATCGGTAGACTCGATTCCCCCCAACGCGTCGCCGGACCAGCGCAACCAGATTCTTCGCAAAGGTGTGCAGGCTTTGCAGCCGGCCGCGACTACGGCCGCGCAACAAGGGAACCAGTTGATCACTTCGACCGGGCCCAATGGCGGCGTGCAGGTGTCGAATATCAACCCGTTATCGGCCACTCCAGTGGGACCGGTTGGCCCTGAAATCGCGCAAGGCATTCCGCTCGGTGAGCGCTCTCAACTCACGACGAATCCCGTATCGGGCGGCCTCGCCGTGGTCAATCGCGGCGGCAATGGGCAGATTACAGGTGTCACGAACCCGCCCACGCAGAACGTCTACAATCCATCTCCCGGCGATCTGGAGCAGAAACCGGCGCTTGTTGCGCAGCGGCAGGCGGCACAAGATGCTTATTTGAACGCGGGTGTCGCGCATGCCAATAATCAACTTGTCTTGCAAAATATCGATAATGTCGCAGCGACAGGAACGGCCGGCGCGCCGCTGCGCAACATCGCGAGTGCCTTGGGTCTGAATATCGGCCCCGGTGTGGACGCGGCGACTGCATATGATCTGGTCGGCAAAGGTCTCGAACGCTCCGCATTGCAGGCCGCGCAGTCCATGGGCCCGAACACGAATGCTGGTCTCGATGCGCAAATCAAAGCTAATGGTTCCCTGCATTACACGCCTGATGCCATCAAGGAAGTCACGAAACTCAATGACGCCCTGACTACCGGTGTGCAGTCTTACCAACCTGGTCTTGAGCGAGCGATTGCCGCAAATGCTGCCGCTGGCATCTTTGCCAAGCGTCAGTTCGACCAGCAGTGGGGCGCGAATTTCGACCCGAACATCTTCAAGTATTACAACGCGATCAAGTCGGGCGATTCAACGGAGCAACAGGCTATCGTCAAGCAGCTAGGCGGCCTGAACTCGCCCGGCTATAACGCGATGATGAAGAAGGCGCAGGCGCTCCAGCAACTCTCGAATACCGGGAGTGTCCAGTAATGGACGATCTGCTCTCGACGATTCAGAGCGCAAACCCGAACGCGCCGCCGGCCGCCGTCGCTGCGCCGCAGTCTGCCGCGTCCGCTCCGAGCAGCGGTTTCGATCCGACGAAGAGCTATGGGACGCCGCCGCAACTACTGGATAACCTGCACGGCATCGAAGACGCAGGCAGCCCGACCGCTGTGAATCCGAAGACCGGCGCGATGGGACCATATCAGTTCCTGCCATCTACCGTCGCCGCACTGCGCAACCAGGGCGTGAAGTTTGATCCATTCGACCCGCAGCAGTCGCGCGCGGCAGCGGACTACTACATCCAGCAGCTCAAGACGCAGAACGGAGGCACCTACCAGGGCGCCCTCAAGGCCTATGGCGGCTTCAAGACCGCTGACCCTACCGCCTACATCAACAAGGCAATGAATGGCGTGCCGCCCGAACCAACGATGCCCGGGCAGTCGAATGCTGGTGCGCAACCTGCGGCGCCCGCCGGGCCGATGTCTGATCTGTTCTCGACGCTTCAGCAGGGCGCAAAAGGCGCAACTCAAACGCCGGCTGTGACACCGCCGCAACAGCCCGGCCAGCAGGCGCCGGCCGGCGGCTTCCTCTCTGGCCTTGGCCGTTCCGTTGCTGGCCTGGCTGACACTGTTCTCAGCGCTCCCGGCGCGGTGGCACAGCAAGGGACGTATGCACTTGCGCGCGCCTCGGGCATGACGCCTGAGGAAGCTAGCGCGCAGGCCGCGCAGTTCGGCGGCGCAGTGCATCCTGTCGGGAATGCCTTTGGCGTGACGAACACGCCCGAATATCAGAACGAGATAACGCAGCGCGCGCAACAGGCCGTTGGCGGCATCGTCAACAGGGGCGTGAACGCGGTCGCTGGCGCAACCGGTCTGCCGGCGCAGGACGTTGGCAACATGGCTGGCTCGCTGGCACTGGCCTCATCCGGCGCGATCAAGGCCGGTATCCCGCTCGCTGGGCAGGCAGTCGAAGCTGTGGTTCCCGGCGCGGCGCACCTCGTTTCGCAGATTCCGGGGGCGGTCGCGGGTGCAGCGCGCGGCGCGGCCGGAGCCATTGGAAATGCGGCGCGTGCGGCCGGCGAGACCGCCAGCGATTTTGGTGGTGCCGTAAGTGTGGCGACGGGTCTGCGGACGCCAGAAGAGCAGGCAGCAGCCAATCTTGCCGCTACCCAGACGCAAACGGCTGCGGCCAATGTCGGGCGCGGTAGCGTAGGTGCAGCAGGTGCTTCGTTCGCGCAGCAAGCTGCCGCCGAAGGCGTTCCCGATTCCTTGGTCCAGAAGATTGCCTCTGCGGAACAGGCCGGCACTCTTAATCCGGTCGCGGCCGGCCGCCACATTGAAGCCGGTTCATTGCCGGTTCCGGTCGAACTCACCGCCGGCCAGGCAAGCGGCGATGTGAATCTGCTTTCGCAGGAAATGAATGCCCGCGGCAAAAATCCCGAACTGGCCGCACGCTTCAATGCCCAGAACGGGCAGATCTCGGACAACCTTACCGCGCTGCGTGATCAGGTTTCGCCCAATGTCAACGTGCCATCCGGTGCGCCGACCGGGCAGGCGCTTGTCGACGCCTACAAGCAGATGGACGCGCCGATCACGCAGCAGATTTCCGAGCAATATGCGCGCGCACGCGGCGCGGACGGCGCGCCTGCTATCGTGAATGCGGCGCCGCAGATGCGGGATTTCGCCTCGCAGATCGGTCCGACGCGCTTCAATGCGCTGCCGGCCAATGTGCAACAGATCTTTCGCGACGCGGCCGCCAATCAGGTGTCCCTGCCGGCCGGCTTTGAGGTCAACGGCTCGAATGTGCGCCCGATGAATGTCGGCGACCTGATGGACATCGACAAGACGCTTTCGGGCGCGATGCGCAGCGCCACGGATGGTTCGGTGCGCCATGATATTGGCGCCCTGCGCGATAGCATCGTCAACTCGCAGCTCGATCCGTCCGCCGCCGGCGCGGATGCCTTCTCGGCCTACAAAACGGCTCAGGCAAGCGCGCGCGCCCGTTTCCAGGCGATGGATGCGGACCCGGCATACAAGGCCGCTGTGAACGACATCACGCCCGTTGGTGAGCCCTCTCCGCTAGCCGATGACTTCGCGCGCAAGTACATCGCCGGGGGCAAGACGGCGAACGTGCAGAACATGATGCAGAACCTGTCCAACGACCCGGTCAATCAGGAGCTGGTGGCATCTGCATTGATGGATCACATCCGGCAGCAGGCCGGCGTGGATCTGCGCACCGGCACCGGCAATATCAGTCAGGCAGGGCTCAACAAGGCCATCCAGAACCTCGGTGACAAGACGCGCATCGTACTTGGTCCTGGTGCTTCCCAAACCGTCGAGAAGCTGGGCAATGTGGCGCGCTACACGCAGGAACAGCCGCGCGGCAGTTATGTGAACAACAGCAATACGTTTGTCGCTTCAGCAGCCAATGCCGCCAAATCCGCAGCCGAAGGCGCGGCTAATGTTGCAGCGCATGGCGTGCCGGTCGGCACATGGACGCGCGAAGCCCTCGCGCGCCGCGCTAACGCAAAAGAAGTCGGCAAATCGCTCGAATTGGGCGCTGGCCTGAAAAGCGTGCCGCTGAACCAGTTAACGAAGAACGCTAAGGGGAATCCATAATGAGCACTGTTGCGCTCGCGCCGCCGCTGATCCTTCAGTTCCTGAATAATGCCGGCCAGATGAACGTGGGAGGCAGTCTCCTGACTCAGGTAGGGGGCGTCAACTATCCGGCTTTTCAGGACTCGATGGGCGCGACGCCTCTGCCCAACCCTATTCCGCTAAACTCGCGCGGCGAAATTTCGAATTCTTCGGGCATCTCAAGCCAGCTTTTCCTGCAAACCGGTGTGACCTACACGATCACGCTGTCCGATTCGCATGGCAACCAGATCTGGGTCGCGGAGAACGTCACCGCCGAAGGCGCTGAAGCAACCGGCCAGATGACCGACGAAGGGCCATTTCTGGCGGGTCCGACCTTTACTGGCTCGATCACCGGGACAACGCTGACTGTTAGTGGTGTGACAGGCGCGATTGCTATTGGTCAGACGCTCTTCGGCTCTGGCGTGACAACCGGCACGACGATCACGGCCGGCTCCGGTACCTCGTGGACTGTTAGCACGTCGCAGACGGTCGGTGCCGAGTCGATGGCAGCTACAGGGACTAATCAGTTCGCTCCCGGCTTCAGCACGAGCCTGACGCTGGTCGGCTTTTATGGTGCGAAGTCCAATCTGTGGGTGAATTTCGATTCGGCCGCGCAGGGCGAAGATACGTTCAGCCTGAACAATTACACGTTGACGTTCAATGCGCCGATCCCGGTGGGCGTGCAGGAAGTCTATGTCAAGGGCGGCACCACGGCGACGATTGGGACACCTGGTGTCGGTACGGTCACTGATGCATCCGTGGCCTCTGGCGCTGGAATCCAGAGCACGAAGATTTCCTACACCGCGCCGATCACTGGGGCCGTGGCGGAATCGCTTCAGGCGCGCCTCTCGCGATCATTGAATGCCAAGGACTTCGCTGCCGCAGCGAACAACACTACGGACGATTCTGTGCCGCTCCAGTTGATCTGGAGTAATGGCCTGAACGCCTACAAGATGCCGGTGGGCCAGTATCTGTTCGCGACCGGCATCACAGTCAACTACAGTGCATCGGGATTTCCGATCCCCGGCGCGCCGTCGCAGCGCATTTCGGTCTACGGTGAAAGTCAGGCCAATACGATCCTCGGTTACTCGGGCACTGGCTATGCCATCACCATGACTGGTGGTAGCACGGCCGGCGCCGGACAAGGTCTGCTCGGGCTCGATACCCTCTCGAAGTTCACGCTGCAGAATAACGCCTATAACCCGGCGATCAACAGCGGCATTTACATGCAGAACAAGGCATGGTTCAAGCTGGAGGATATTTATGTCCAATACATGACCATCGGCCTGAACCTGCAAAGCTGCTATACGGGCAAGATCTCAAAGTGCATCTTCGGATATAACCAGTATGGCGTGCAGCTCACGACGAACGCGCAGGGCGCATGCAATGCGATCAACTTTGATGCGTGCACGTTCCAGAACAACACGCTAGCCGGCGTCTATGGCATCGCGGTTGGTTCGAACAATTCGTTTCGTGATTGCACGTTCGAGAGTTGTGGTACGCAGGCAAACAATGCAACGGGCGCTGTTGTCGCCGAAGTCAGCGCGTATGGCAATGCGGGGCCGATTGTCTTCGATAACTGCTACTTCGAAGAGAACGCAGGCATCGCCGATATCTCGATCGACAATCCGACTTCTTCGCCGCTCACCGTCCTGATTCGCGGGTGTCTGTTCATCCGGGCGCAGAGCTCGTTCTACACGAACAACAATATTTCGGTCACATCGAGCGGCGGCGGCCCGGTGACGGTGCTGCTCGAAGGCAACCAGTTCTTCTCGGCCGGCAGCTATGTGCCGTCCGCCGCGCGACCATTCTGGGTCGGCGGTTCGTCAGCGGTTCGCTTCATCGACAATGGCGGCAACACATGGAACGAAACAACGTCGCTGCCTCAGCCATTCTTCTCAGGCCGCGCACAGGCGCAGGCATTGTTCAACGGCGCGACGCTTTCCGCAATCGTGCTGGAAGGCTGCACACTGGCGCGCACAGGAACCGGAGCTTATACGGTCACGTTTAACCAGGCATTCCCGAGCGCCGCTTACGTGCCGCATATCAGTCCGGACCGCACCGGAAACGATTCGATCAGCTATACAATCGTGAGTCAGACGGCCAGCGCATTCTCGTTTGCACTCGTGAATCAGGCTGGCACAGCGACCGATTCGCAAAATATTTCCATCTCCTTTAATACCTGAGGATCAAAAATGAAACGCCTCCTTGCTTCGCTTCTCGCGCTCTGCGCATCGGTCGCATTCGGCGCGACCGAATTGCCGGTACAACTTTTGAATCCAACCGGTTCGACTAGCGGTCAGGCAGTAGTTTCGACTGGCCCAACCAGCGCGCCGGGCTGGGGCGTTCCTTCGGCATGCTCAGGATGCGCATTGCTGTCGGGAGCGACATTCGCCGGCGCAGTGAGTGTCAGTTATAGCAATGCAGCGCTCACGCTGAATGACACGAGCGGGTCAAATCAGACGAATCTGAATTTTCAGTCGAATGGATCGAATCGCTGGTCGTGGGGGAATCCCTCTTCGTCGTCGACATTCCAGCTATCTCGCTATGTGTCGGGAACCTATACCGACAGTCCAATTTCTGTCTCGAACTCGACCGGCGCCGTCACCCTGACGGATGGACTGAGCGGTGTCCTGAGCATCACGAATGCCGCGACGTCAGGCAGCACGATCATCGTGAATGCCACGAGCAACACGTCTACTGGTGCCGCCATTGAGCTGGAGGGCAACGGATCAACGACGCCCAACAAATATCTTCAGGTCTTCAATGGAAGCTTTCGCATCCTGAACAATGCGGGAAGCGGCGCGACAATCACTGTCGACGATGGCGGGGATTTGACGACTGGAGGATCGATCACGCCCAGTCAAACTGCAGGTATTGTTGGCACAACGACGAATAACGCGCCGTCCGCAGGCAGTGTAGGCGAGATCATTCAAAGCACCGTCACTGGCGGATCAGCCGTCAGCATATCCAGCACAGTGCCGGCCAATGTCACCTCCATTTCGTTGACTGCTGGGGACTGGGATGTGTGCGGAGAGACTGTTACGCTCCCGGCGGGTACCACTACACAAGCAGCCTTTGCGACAGCCATAAGCCTGACTTCAGCTACGATTCCGGCACTTACCGCAAACACGACATATGTCAATCTCCCATATGCGGTCGCCGCTGGAATCTCGGTAGGGTCCTCAGCAGGATGCGTAACAGAGAGACTTGCCTCCACCACCACGGTATATCTGGTTGTTCAGTCTAATTTCGCTGTTTCGACGAACACCGCATTCGGATGGATTTACGGCCGTCGGCGCCGTTAATACACAGAAAAACGGGGAAGCCATGGGAAATCACCACACTACAATCCTCTCGATGCTGCCACCTTGGGTCGGCATCGTGATCGGGCATATTTCGAACGACCTGACGATCTCGAACCTGGCCTCGTTCGCGTCCATAGCATATTGCGTGGTCGGCGTATGGGTCATGTTGCGGCGGAGAAAGCATGAAGAAGATTGAATGGCTCGATGAGCCTGAGCAGCACGACTACACCGCCGCGCTTTCGTACCTGTCGCTGCACTATCCGGTCATCATGGCCGGTGACTTCGTGCATGCGCTCAGGCTCGCGGAAACGGTCGAGTACAAGGCCAAAGATATCGTGCGCGCAAGCGGTCTCTCGCCGCTGACCGAAAGAAATAGCCACGTGGAGCACGATCTCGAAAAGATCGAGGATGGCAAAAAGCTCTCGCCCATCCTGCTCGTGCGCTCCCCTGAGAAGCTGCTAGTGGCCGATGGATGGCATCGGGTGTGTGCCGTGTATCTACACGACGAGAATTCACCCATTCCCTGCAGGATCGTTTAGGAGGTCACATGTCCGCTTTTGACGATGCATTTGAGGCGCTGCTTGGCAACGAAGGCGGCTATGTCGACAATCCGAACGATCCTGGAGGCGCAACGATGTGGGGCGTCACCGAACGCGTCGCTCGAGCGCACGGTTACGCCGGAGATATGCGGGAACTGCCGCAGGACTTCGCCAGGCAGATCGCCAAGACAGAGTACTGGGACCCGTACCAATGCGATCAGTTTGATCCGCGCATCGGCTTTCAGGTGTTCGACGCGGCCTATAACGGCGGGGAACCGGCGCGGTGGTTGCAGCAGGCTGCTGGAGTCACTGCGGACGGCGTGATCGGCGCTCAAACTATCGGGGCTGTGCGTAATAGCGATCCGCTGAAGATCATCATGCGATTCGACGCGAGCCGGCTGGAATACATGGCGTCTCTTTCCAACTGGCCACCATTCGGTCGCGGATGGGCGCGGCGTATCGCGGAAAACCTGATTCGAGGTGCAGCATGAGCTGGAGCGATGTGGCAAGCGTGGTAGAGAACCTGGCGCCGACCATCGCCAGTGTGATTGGCGGCCCGCTGGCGGGCACGGGCGTGACAGCCTTGGAGAATCTGTTCGGACTGACTCCGAAGCCTGCAGCGAGCACCTCAGAGCGTCTGGATAGCATTGCCGCCGCCATTGCTGGCGCAACACCTCAGCAACTCGCGGATATGCGCAAGGCAGACCAGGATTATGCGGTCGCCATGGCGCAAGCAGGCTTCAAGGACACCGAGACGCTCGCGAGTCTGAAGGTGCAGGATACGGTTAGCGCTCGATCCATGCAGACGACGAACAAGTCGGTTGTACCTGCGTGGCTCACGTTCGTGATTACGGTCGGCTTTTTCGGGCTGCTGATCGGCCTCTTCTGCGCGCCGGTACCGGAAGCCAGCAAGGCACTCATCTACTCGGCTACCGGCACGCTCGGTACCGTGTGGCTCGTGGTGGTTCATTTTTGGTTCGGTAGCACCAGTGATACCACCCAGGTCAACGATCTGCTGGCGAAATCGACACCGCCGGCCAATCAGTCACCCGGGAGCAAGCAATGAAATATGCCTTCTATCGCGGTCGACAAAGCGGCTGGCGCGGCCTGTTCGATTGGGCCGTGCGGACATGGATGCATGGTCCCTATTCGCATGTCGAAGCCATCCTTGGGCAGAATGGTGACCTCTATGACATCGCTTCTTCGCTACCTGGCACTGGCGTGCGCATCGCGATCAATCAGATCCTGAGCCCGAAGCAATGGGATATTTTCGAAGGGCCGGGCAATGAAACCCAAGCCCTCCAGTGGTTCGCAGCGCATGCCGGCGCGAAATACAACTATCTCGGCCTATTCGGCTTTATCTGGCGTCCTGTGACCGGCGATCCCGGCGAGTATTTCTGCTCGGAGGCATGCTGTTATGCGGCCGGGATCGCGGAGCCATGGAGATTCGACCCGAACGCTCTGGCGGATCTGGTGAGGGCCGATTGCAAAAAGTGAATTTCTCTTACGCCACCGCCGGATGATTTCGTTTCTCGCTGCGTGGTACCATCGGCCAATCGTAGTCGAAAAGGTAGTTACGGGCATTCCCGGCCAAGTTGTATCGATCGCGTGAAATGGAAATCTTCAGGAATGTCCTGAAGCCGGGCTCAATCGTCGCAGGCGGCTGGTGAACGACCGTGTTATCCAATCGCACCAGCATGTTGTCGCCATAGGTGCGTATATTCTCCGGTCGAGCCTGCGCGTTCATCTGCGCTATCGATTCGTCGCAATCGTCGCTGATATCGAATGACTGAATGCAAAACTCCGTCGGCGCGCGGTTCGTCCAGATGTAATTCAGGTCATCAGTGCCGAATCCGTCGAGGTGCCAGCCGGGCCGGTTAAAGCATCGGTCCCGATCCACATACAGATGCTTTGCACTCATGTATATGTAATCGTCGTGGCAGACATCGGCCCAGCTGATCGCTGCGATGATAGGTTTGAAACATGTAAGGTTCTCTGGGATGCGGAAATCTGAACCTGGCATGGCGATTGGCATGTATTGTACGAACATCATCTCGGGCGGCGCGATCGTGAAGCGCCCGATCACGCGCGGTTCGTTACCGACGATCACGAGCGCACCTTTTCGAAGACGTACATCATGAGTTCCATCTGTACAAAGATGGCTCCGCAGCCGCGATAGAAATATGTGTCGATATCATCGGGCATTGCCGCACCTGTTTTGAACAGGTGGAATATGCGCGACTCAACCTGCGCCTCAATATCGACAATGGCCCATATCCATAGCGCGCCGTCTAGGCCATCAATACGGATTATGCGCGCGCCGACCGGCAATTCGACCTTGGCGACTTCCATGAACGGAAGTTGATACTTGAATATCTTTTTCATCTCGCCTTCCTTTTGTCCCACGTCCACAAAAACACGCGACCTTGCACCGGCGCATCCTTCGGCAAAACCAGCAGCACGAGCGCCTTGATCTCTTCGCCGTGCCGCTTCACTTCGAGAATCTGATACCGCTTGCCTCGCGTGGTAACGAGCTCGTCTCCACTCTCCGGCGCATCTGCATCCCAATGCGAGACACGGAAGCGGACCTGATCCCATGCCCGTTTCACTGCCGCCCGCGCCCTAACATCGCCAGCTCAACCCTCTGCCGCATCTGCGCCGTATAGCCCGTGATCTCGCCCTTCAGCGGCGGCGGTGCTGGCGGCTCGGCGATGGAAGTCATGAGCCGCTCCTTGGCCTTCTTCTTCGACGAATCGCGCACGAGTATGTATCTGACCTCGCGCACGCCGCCGACGCGAATCTTGCCTTTGGATAGCAACTCAGCGATAGGGGCATGCAGCGCTTCCTCATCGACGTGGAGTTCCCGGACCATCTCGCGCAATGCCATCGAAGCGCTGCGGAGCATGTCGAGGATCTGGTCGGGAGTGATGGTGCGGTTTTTCATGATTTCACCTTGCTGAACGCGTGATCGACGTATTGCATAAACAGGTGGAAACGAGGGGTCTCCAGGCATGCGCCAGCGATATCCTCAATCTGCTTGCGCGTGAGGCTTTCTACCCTCAACCGCTGGTTTTCTAGCGAGAGGGCTTCGATGGCGTCGGCAGCTTTTGTGGCCGCTTGATCTAATTCGGCGTAGGCATAAGTGCCATATCGCAGCCGCTCTACCAGAGCCTTGATCTGATCTGCTGTCATCGTTTCAACTCCACAAGCGTCGTGTTATAGCCGAGCATCAGCAGGTGCTTAGGGTCGCCTGTCGCCGCGAGGCCGAACGTTTTCACGGGTTTGCCGCTTGATCGAAGAAGGGCGAGTACGGTGTCGAAGTCGTTACGCATATGGCGGGGAGCCTTCGAGCGATTTCCCCAGCACGGGACGAGGATGTCGGCCTCAGCGACTATCCGCTCAATATGCGCCAGGTTCTCGCGCCACTGCTCAGGCGAGACGATTGCATTGGCGAGTTCGGTAACGTCCGTCGCGCGATAGGCCGAAACATTCCCGACGATGAAGCGCTGAGCACCCAAACGCTGGCAGAACCCGGTCCATTTGGTTACTGTATGGTCGTTCAGGCTGGCATCGGCAGTACTGGGGTTGACGCCGAAAAAAGCGATGATCTTGCCGCGAAACTCGTAGACGCCATCTTCGGCCAACTCAAGCTGCATCACCGAGTCGAACGGCCCGCGCTCTAGGCGATAGCGATATGTGCCGCAATGGCTGATGATGGCACTCATGGCTTGTCCTCGTTATCTCGAGGATGCACGCCATGCCTCAACAGCAGCGCAAGCAGTCGTGTTCCAGATCCTGTTTCGCTATTTTCGTCTTCCTGCTTTGCCCAGTCCGTCACGGCATCCAGTGCGGCATAGGCCGCGTTCAGTTGCGCCGTCAATGCGCGTTCCGGCGGCGTCGAATAATCGCCTCGCTGGATACTTTCAATCACGGTCTTAGCATTTGCGATGCGCGCCGCCTCTTTCTCTGGCGTCACCTCGTATTCGTAATGGCGTTGCGCCGCACCGATCACGGTGCTCCATTTCACGCCAATGCCGAATCGAGTGCATCCGACCTTTGCGGGCTTGTCCAGCACTTCCGCCGTCGCTGATTGCGCTGCTGCGGCGATTTGCTTTTGCAGCGCCCTTAGCTGCATTTCCAGATCCCTGACGTAACGCACGAGAGCGAAAGCGGCTTGCGCATGAATAGTTACGTCGATGTATGCCGAATCCAGATCAGCGAGCGCTTTTTTGGCGACTTCCTTATCGTTCACGATTGCTCCTTGTCTTTGCTGCGGGATGGGTGGATTTGGTCAGCACTTCGTTATATATCGCGTCGCAGATCAAGTGGACTTCGAAATTCCCACTAGCGATGTCGCTTGCCCCGGGCGTCGTCAGGTGGTCGACAAGCGGGTAACCGCCGCCCTGGTCGTCCTGAAGATTACTCATCCGATAATGCAGCAGCGTTTCTTCGATGGCGTCGTAAAGTTGATGCGCAGTCCAGGCAATCGGCATCGCCTCCTCGGCTGACGCTATTGGAGCGGGAGGGATGGAGTAGACCGGCATGTTGAACTCGGGGTCTCCGGCGCTCCACACGAATGAGTCTGGCAACCCCTTGCGGCTCATATTTACCCAGCCAATGGGAGTGCTCGCGGCCACACTTAAGGCGGCGACTTTGGAAGTAACGGCCAGTCGATCACCGATGCGCAATTGATTGTTCGCGCAAACGGTGTACAGATTGGGCTTGCCACGCGTTTCATGCGTTTCGGTGACAATTGCGACCGCGCCCCCATCACCAGAATGGTCAGCATTGGCGAGAAGCGATTCCAGATCAGCGGCTATTCCCATGATCGATTTTCGACGTGCTTCGCTGATAGCCCAAGTGAGGGCGGCGCGTTGTTCATCAGTCAGGGTAGTCATTCCATCTCCTCAAATATCACTGCGTTGGGCGGGCGGTTAGGCGGCTCGATCGTCCGCGTCGCCATTATCGAACCACCGCCCGGACTTGCCGCAGATCGATGGCATTCTCTGTTCATCCTCGCCACCGAACTCGCGATGGGCAAAGCAGTACACAAACACCGGATATTCGCCAAATAGGTCAGCGCGGAGATTTTTCGGATGCCGACACTTCGGATATTCGCCGCGAGTACTGTGTATGCAATCCAAGCAATATCGTTTCATGGCATGAAGTGGACAACCGCACAGAACCCGAACAACAGAGCTATCGCAATGCATACCCAGTCGCTGCTGTTCATAGGTCGCCGAATAGATCGCTTATTGCAGCGTTGGCCCGGCGTGATTCATATCGCGTCTGCGCGTGGTGCTCGGCGTCGTAGTTCAGATGACAGCGCTGGCACCAATGGCGCAAGTTCGATAGGTCGCAATTTTCTGGCTGATGATCCAGATGCGCAGTTGTCAGTACGACGCGACTTCCTGTCTCCGGATGCGGCTCGCCATTAGCAGCGCGGCAATCAGGAAAATCGGGGGAACCTTCACAGCGGTTGCCTGAGCGCTGTCGGACTGCTTCGACAATCGATTTCCAGTTTGCCGGATAGCGTGCTTTGTTCTCGGGTCGAATGGGCATATGAACCTCAAAAAGCAGCCCTGTATAAACGGGCCTTGAAAGCCGGCACCTCGGCCAATCCGAGGGCCTGCAACGGCTGGTTATGCGTTGATGCGCGTATCGTCCTGTGCCAAGTCGCTTCCGGCCAGCGGGTCGCCTTCGGCCGCAATCTTCTCGGCTGCCGTTTTCTTCTTGCCGCGCCCCTTGTTCGCCTGGTCGACGAGATCTTCCTGTTTCTTCTCCGGCGCCCGGAACGTGCACTCGACTTCGGTCTGAGCCATGTGGTCGACATACCCCTGCACCTCAGGCGGAAACTTCTGGTAGGCCTTGAAGCGCAGCAGCACCGAACCGCCTTCGCATGCGTCGCGTAGTTGGTAGTCGGAGAACCTGACGTCGCCAGCCTTGATATCGGATGCCTCGGTTGCACTGCGGTGATATACGATCTGCCAGCCAGCGAGATCCTTGCGCAGCTTGATCGGCATTTCGATGGACGGGCACTTGCGCGCGGTGAGCTTCACGTCCGGTACTGGCAGCGTGAGTTCGCTCTGGCCTTCATCGTCGGTCTTGGTCTTACCGGTGTCTTTCCTGTACAGCGCCGGCCGCAAGTCCTTGTCGAACTCGTCGAGAATCGTGTTATCGAACATCATCTCGAACACGACGCTGCAGCCATAATCCCGTTTTTCGCCCTTAAACTCGGGCACTGAAGTCACGGCCACGATCTTGATGAGGCGACGTTCCATCTCGAACTGTTTCATTTGGTGTGCTCCTGAGCAGTGGGACGGTTAGGACTTCGTGGTGTCGATGTCGACGCGCACAGACCACGACGACTTTAGGCTACCGATCAGGCCGTCGACGAGTGCTTGCGCCAGTTTTGAATGTTGGGTTTTAAGTTGCTTCTCGATTTGTTCGCGGATTTTAGGACGCATCTGTTCGGCCATTTCAGAGATGGTTTCACGAGCAATTTTTTGAATAGCTTGGCGAGATACCACATCTGCAAGAAGGTGCGTGTTCTCGTAATTGCTATTGCTCATAATGCCTTGAGCATTGACCTTTGCGGTCAGGGCTTGGTGAACGGCCAATTCAACCAGCCTTGCTCCATTGCCCAAGGATGAGGTAATAGCCGCTGCAACAGCGCTCTTGATGTAAGGCTCCAATATCGCATTGGGGATGGGAAACTGCATGTTTTGTTCGCTCACGGTGAGGCTCCTGGAATAATTTCGGGAATAATTTGCAGCGGTTTTGTCATTACGCGAAGTTATGCAGCTCTCGCAGCGATCACGGCATCTTCGAACACGCGCACACCGGCGAGTGGGCAGTTCGCCTTCAGCGCAAGCACGATCTTGTTGACGGCCGGCATGTTGGCATCGAGCAGGTCGACGTATTCCGGGTGCTCGGCCACGTAGCGGATCAACGCGAGCTTATCGCTGATCTCGGCCTTCCAGACCTTGCGCGTCGACACACCCGCCGTCACGCGCGGCGCGGCAGCCACCGGCGCACTGACAAGCATCGCGGTCTGCTGCAGCATCGTGACTTCGGCCGCGCCCTGTTCGACGCGGCTCTGTGCTTCGGATGCGAGGCGCGCAGCGTCTTCGGCTTTGCCGGCGGCTGCGGCTTCATCGGCCTTACGCTGGATCTCGGCGGCCTCGGCGCGGGATGCTGCGTCGCGCGCTGCGGCTTCCTGCTCAAGGCGCGCACGTTCCTGCCGCGCCGCCTCTTCGAGTACTGCCTGCTCGGCGATGCGCCGCTGCTCTTCGGCACGATCAAACCTCTGGATCGAGCCCTTGAGTAGCACCTCGGCCTGTTCCAGGTATTCGGTCGGCGCGCGGAACAGATCCATGACCGCCTTCTTCGCTGCATCGATCGGCGCCGTGATGCCCTTGCGCTTCGTATCGACGTCCTTCTGCAATGTCTTGATCTTCGTGAGCTCGCGAGCGGCGAGGTCGCGCATGTCGGCGCTATCGATCTCATAGGCCTTGGCCGTGTTCAGCGCGTTGATTGCTGACTTGAAGAGCGCCTGGTCCGGGTGCGACACCTGCAGATTAACCAGCGGCTGCGATTGGGTTTGCGAGTCCATTTTTGTCCTTGAAGTTTCGAATGGTGAGCAGCGACAGGAACACCGGCCAGTCGCCTTTATCTTTAAAAGGAACCAGTCGGTAGGTTCTATCTGCGCGCAGACCAAGGCCGTAGCGGTCTTCGATCTGCACACCGTTCCTGATGCAAAGCTCTTTGTAGGCAGCGAGCTGCACGCCGATCACCGGACCGAGGCGCAGCATCTTCTTGATGTCGATCACAGCGCGGCGGCCGCCGATGAGGCCGGTACGGTCAAGCGTTCCGGCGAAGTTCAGAGCCGGGTGGTGATACCGCTGTTCGATCAGTTCAGGCACAAACCCCGTCTCGGCGCGAAAACGCATCCACGCTGTGAGGTAGGGCATTAACTCCTGCGACAAGCTCTCGGTGTCCAGATCGTCTAGATCATAGAGTTCTGTCAGGCGGTGCACTGCCGTGCCGAGCTGCTGGGCGCGCTCAAGCACTGCCTTCGGAACCTGCGAATAGTCGATGAGAGGAGCCAAGGTCTGCGTCACGCTCGGCAGGCGCTTCTCACCAAGCGTGTAGGCATGCTCGACCGGATCGAACAGCAGCGTCATACCGGGTTCTCGATGAATTCGACGATGGCGTTGTAGTTCGCAGTCGTCACGCCATCGAGATCGAAACCGAACTTCTTCTTCAGGTCCGATTCATTGATGCCGTTCATCTCCATCTTCGTCTGCAGCACGCGCATAACGCTGTCGCTGACGGGCGTTGCCGGCGGATCTTCGAACTGTTCCTGCTGGGCGCGTGCGGCGCGTGACTTCGGTTGCGTCTGCTGCTGCGCCTGTTGCACCGGTTCGGCCTGGCGTTGCACGGGCATATCGATCACGCCATCGCTATCCGCCTGCTGAATAGCGGGTGCCGCAGTACGCGCGCTACGTGACTGCGGCTGCGCGACCGGTGGCATTTCCTGAGCCGTGCCCATATCGCGTTCGACGATGCGTTGGCCTTCGTCCTCGTCGAACACACCGGCAAAGCCGAACGCGAGGCGCGCGCCCTGGACGAACGTCTTGTGACGCAGCATGCGATTCGGGTGGGACTGCCACGGCTGTATGTTGCGGCGCACGACTTCGTCGAAGTACTCGCGTACGATCACCGGCCGCGCGCGGTCCTTACGGTAGATGCGAACCTCCATCCACACCGGCACCTGCTTGCTGCTGAATTCGACCGTTTCCCCAGCGTAGGTGAACTCGAAACCGTCGCACTGGGGGTGCTCGTTGACGATGCGCGCCCAGCCGTCGACGCCAACCACTGGCACGATCCCGCCCTTGTCCGGGAAGGCGTAGATTTCCTTCGTGAACGGGTTGAGGCCGTACTGGTCGGCGACGATCAGCAACGCGGCCATCTGCTCATTGGACACTTCCTTGTCGCCCTGCTGCTTGAAAGCAGTCGACTTGAGCGTGTCCATGAGCTTGTTCGCATCGATCGAATACTTGTCGGCGAATTTCGCAACGAGGCCGGGCCGCGTCTGCGTGGTAAGGTCTTGCGACATGGTTTTCCTTCAGGTGATAGTGACGAAATACATCAACAGGAAAGCGACGGCGGAGCCTGCAACCATCGCAATGAGCGGGTTATGGTCGAGCCAACGAAAGAGGCGTTTCATGGACAGCACCTTGGCGATCCGCCGCAATAGTGTTGGTAGTCAACATCGATCTCATCGGGGCCGACCGGTAGTTCGTCGTCTTCGCCGCACATGCGGCAGCGCACCATGTACCGTCCGTCCGGCATGAGATCGATAACGCCAGCTTCCTCCAACTCCAATATATGCGCCTCGGCATCACTGATGGGCGGCTCTACAAGGATTGGCGCATCGCGCAGCCATTGGCCGAAGTCTTTCATCGCGCAATGCCCTCCGCAGCGAGCCACGCCAGATAGATTCCGAAGCCGATCGCGATAGCCCAATCGAGTACGCGGCTCATGACGGTTCTCCGGTGGACTGCTCAAACCTCGCTTCGCAGTACATGCAGATGAGCTGCGAAGGAAACACGAAAATTTCCTTAGTCTCTCGATCGCGTAGCAAACCGGCTGAGATATGGGGATCGTCGGGCTTATTCAGGTCGATATGTCGACCGTTCGAACAACCGTACTCAGAGCACATCTTGTCCATTCCACTGCGCCCCGCCTGGTAGTTGAGGTTGCGCTCCCGACCCCAGTCCCCACCCCATTCAGTTTCGCCGTCACGCAATGCGTAGTGCCATGCATTTCCGCGTGGGTGAGCTTTTTCGAATGCTCCCCAGTGCCCCGTACACCAGCCGGCGATGATGTTACGTTGGTATGAGTGTTCAACGTGTAGGCAGATTGGCGCGGGTTCCCTACCGATGAAGGCAATGTCGTATTCACCATCGTCAGGAATCCATTCCCCATTTGCGTATCGACGCACTTCGCCCCAAGCCGTCTTGAAAACATCTGGCAGTGGCCGGAATTCATAGACTGGGCGCGTCTCGATGATTTGTTTTTTCTTCAGCATTCCGGCCTCCAGGTCAGTAGCAGGAAAATCACAGCAAACGCGCAGACCATCGACAGGGCCGCGAGCGCACCATAAGCGAAGTCGATCGCGCGGCACTCACGCTCGGTCAAATCTCTGACCGGCGTGCGCGCTTCGCCTACGAAACGGCGGAGTAGGCGGTGGAAGAAATAGGTACGCATCTTAAACCTCCGCGCGTTGCGCCTTGAAATATGATTCGAGTTCGTGTTCGTTGATCGGCAACTGGATGTGCGCACCGAACGCGATAGCGAAATAAGCTTCGACCTCGCCGGTCAGATCGCCGACGACGAGAAACGAAGGGACTTCGAGCTGGCCGAGCATCACGTCTTTCGGCTCGTCCATCTGCTCGATGGTGATGCGCACCATGCGCTGGAAGGTGGGCATGTCAGGCTCCAGTCGCTTTAGCGATTGCTCGATTACACATGATGAGCGCAAGGTCCAGATCGGAACTGGAATCGTTTGAAGGACAGTAGGCTCTCGCAGCATAAATATTGAAAAGAGCTTCATATCGGACCTTCAAATCTTTTAGCGCCTCAAGCAGGTCAAGCGACGCGGCCATGATCCGGGCGTTCACAATCGCTTCCTCGTCGCTCGGAAAGAATCCACTGCCCGTGTAGCCGCTTGCTGATCCGATAATCACGTTTGATTCGCCCAGACTGTCGAACTGCTTGATGATCCGCGGCGACTCCGAGCTGATGCCCCACGGGCCATCGCTGTGCTTGATCTCGCTCATACATCCCCCACGATCCGAAACACGCGCGGCGTGCGGCTCAATTCAGCACCGCGCATACGCTCAACAATTTGCTGCGCGTCGATCTCGGCCTGGATCTCCATCTCGCGCACACAGATGCTCATGAGCAGATCGCCGAAGGCCTCAGGTGATTCGAGCCACGCCGCGCGTAACGCTGCGCCGTGCTTCGGACCGATGACGGCATGCAAACCATTGATGATGTCGATCGGCGCCACATCCGTCAGCATCGATTTAAGGCGCGCTGTGGCGATTCGCTTGACCATCGCGTCGCGAGACTCGGCGCGCACTTCGGTGACTGGCTCGACTGTGTGCGCAGCCATCGCGAGAAGCTGCTTTGGATCGGGGTGAATGACGGTGGACATTTCGGCCTCACTGGTTGTTTGGTGCTGCGATGGGATGAACTGTAGACAAAATTGATAAGCTTTGCAAGCACGTTCGATAAATTTTTTGTTCGATGCGTCTTGCACGTGGCTGAACATGGTGTATAGTCCATTCCATTGATACAGGAGATCGCAATGCAGCTCAAGGACTGGCTTGAAGCCAACCGTTACACTCAGGTCGCGTTCCTGAAGAAAATGTCGAACCCCCCGACGCGCCCCACGTTCAATAACTGGATCCATGGTCGCTTTCCGATTCCATTGTCAGCGGCCGTTGAAATCCAGAAATTGACGCGCGGCCAGGTTAGGCCCCAAGATTGGCTTGACGCGCGCAAAGAAGCCTCGGAGGCAGCATGAGCCTGTTCATCGCATGCTGGATGCTCGGCCTGATCGTGCTTTGCGCGGTCGGCATTGTTCGCGGTGCGTGAGGTAAGGCGATGCGTGAGTACGGCAAGATCCACTCGTCATTCTGGACAAGCCAGGATATTCGGGATGCCGGCGAAGACGGTCGAACGCTCGCGGCTTATCTTTTGACGAGCCCACATTCGAACATGCTGGGATGTTTTCGCGTGCCTTTGGCCTACGTTTCCGATGACCTTAAGTGGCCTTTGGAAAGGGTTCTCGAAGGGTTCGAAAAGCTTACCCAAAGGGTATGGCTAACGTTCGATAAGGGTTCAGAATGGGTAGTTATCCATAAGTTTTTGAAGTGGAACCAGCCCGAGAACCCCAATGTGGTGCGCGCCTCCGAAAAGCTCTTTGCTCAAATTCCGGGCAGCAGCAACGTGAAGGCAATACTGGCGGGCGTTATAGCCGAGTTCGAACCTCGTTTTTCTGTGGATAAGTTGGCCGAATTCAAACCCTTCCCGAACCCTTTCGATACCGTTCCAAAAGGGTATCGAAAACCAGAGCCTGAACCAGAGCCTGAACCAGAGCCTGAACCAGAGCCTGAACCAGAGCCGCAGCCGGA